CCGTCGATTTTAATTTCGGCGGTGAATGCGTGATGGCTTGGTTTTATGCAGAAAGCCATTAGCCAAGCGGAGTATGCAAGATACCGGGGCGTTTCCCGCAGAGCAGTTACCAGTTGGAAACAAAAAGGGCTTTTGGCGATGATCGGCAACAAGGTCGATGTCGCCACCACAGATTTAAAATTAAAACGCCACGGCATTGGAAAACGCGACGAACCGGATAGCGATGATTCCGATGGCGACGAATCGGAAAATGAATTTGTAAACTCGCTGGCCGAAAAGCTGGCCATGGGCGGCGGCGCCAATCTAACTAAATCTGAGGCCGAGCGGGTTAAGGAAAACTACCTTGCGAAAAAGCACCAGCTTGATTACGAAACCAAATCAGGCCGGTTAATTGACCGCCAACAGGTTGAGAAATTAATTTTCGAAAAAGCGCGTATCGAGCGGGATGCATGGCTAAATTGGCCTTCAAGAATGTCCGCTGTTATTGCCGCCGAAATCGGGTGCGATAAAAACAAACTGGCCATCGCGCTTGAAAAATTCGTGCGCCAACATTTAGCGGATCGCAGCAAGGCCGATAATGTTGCATAGCGTTGATATTAAAAATTTTGTGGATCAAAGCTGGGCGATTGGATATGCCCCCGATCCGCTGTTGACCATCGATGAATGGGCGGATCAATACCGGGTACTGTCGCAAAAGGGCAGTAGCGAACCCGGACAATGGCGCACAGACCGCACTCCTTATTTGCGGGAAATAATGCAGGATTTGTCGCCATCATCGCCAGTCGAACGGGTGGTATTTATGGCCGGCGCACAAGTCGGCAAGTCGGAAACGGGAAATAATTTTATCGGTTACATCATAGATCAGGCACCCGGTCCTATCATGATGGTTCAACCGACGGTGCAGATGGTGCAGGATTATTCCAAGCAACTCATCGCACCAATGATAGAAGAATCGCCAAGGCTGCGCGGCAAGGTGCGCGATCCGCGCAAACGCGATTCGGGCAACACAATACAAACCAAAGAATTCACCGGCGGATTTCTGGCAATGACCGGCGCAAATTCAGCGGCGGCGCTGCGGTCGAAACCGATCCGGTTTTTATACCTTGATGAAGTCGATAGTTATCCCGGCGATGTTGACGGTGAAGGCGATCCGATTAAGCTTGCGGAAAAAAGAACCGCGACATTCGCGCGGCGAAAAATATTTATTTGTTCGACGCCAAAAATAGACGGAACCAGCCGGATTCAACGCGAATTCGAGGCATCCGATCAAAGATATTGTTTTCTGCCTTGCCCACATTGCAGGGAAATGCAGAAATTGGAATTTGGGCGCTTGCGCTGGCCAAAAGATCAGCCGCGTTTGGCAAAATATATTTGCTGCGCTTGTGAAAAAGAGATCGGCGAAGAACATAAAACCGCGATGTTGGCCGCGCATGAATGGCGCGCGCAAAATCCGGGTGCCGCGACGCGCGGCTATCATCTTTCAAGCTTGTATTCGCCGGTGGGCTGGTACGGGTGGGCAGAAGCGGCGGCCGATTTTATAGCAGCGCAAAAAGACGACGCGTTGTTAAAACAATTTGTTAACACGGTTTTGGGCGAAACGTGGAAACAAAAAGGCGAAGCCCCGGATTGGGAACGGCTTTATGCTCGGCGTGGTACACACCCGGCCGGGCAAGTGCCGGAACAATGTTTGATCATTACCGCCGGTGTCGACGTACAAAAAGACCGTATCGAACTGGAATTTGTAGCATGGGCGGCGGATCGGCAAAGCTGGTCGCTCGATTATGTGGTGCTGGATGGTGATACATCCCGTCCCGAAGTATGGAAAAAATTGTCGGATCAATTGTACCGTGAATTTGTTTCCGCGCATGGCGAGGTATTTACCGTTCGCCGAATGGCAATTGACTCTGGCTATGCCACGCAAGAGGTTTATGCGTGGGCGCGAAATCATCCGGCCGATCGGGTGATGGTGATCAAGGGGCATAACGGCGCGATGGCGGTGGGTGCTCCCAGCGCGGCGGATATTACTTTTTCCGGCCGCAAAATTAAGATGGGTTTGAAAATATGGCCGGTAGCTGGCGGTATTTTAAAATCGGAATTATACGGCCAATTGCGGCTTGGTTTGGATGAATCGGGTGAACCGCCGCCGGGATATTGCCATTTTCCGAATTACGCGCCGGATTATTTTAAACAATTGACCGCCGAAGTTTTAAGGCCACGCACAGTGCGTGGCATACCGCGCCTTGAATGGGAAAAACCGTTAGGTGTGCGAAACGAAGTGTTGGATTGCCAGGTTTACGCTCGCGCCGCTGCAATTGCCCTTGGTCTTGATCGGGTAAAGCCACAGTCGCAAACACCGGCGGAAAATAAAATGCAAGTCAATCCGCCGGCATCCCCGGCGCTCGTGGTTAAAAACAGACAATCGCCAAACCGAGAAAAATCATGGATTGGCGATCACAAAGGATGGTTGAAGTAATGAGCTATACCCAAACCCAGCTTGACGCATTGCGCGCGGCTTATGCCAGCGGCGTGTTGACCGTCGAATATGACGGCAAACGGGTCACTTATGCCAGCCGTGACGATTTAAAATCGCGCATTGATGAAATCGAGCGCACCGTCAACCCAACGACAAAGCCAAGATATAGCTTTGCGGGTTTTAGCAAGGATTAACCGTGAAACAAAATTGGATTGATCGCGGCATAGCTTGGCTTAATCCGCAAGCCGGGCTGCGTCGTTTGCAAAGTCGTTCGGCGCTGCAAATTATGGCGGCAAACGGCGGATATGAAGGCGCGCGCCGCAACCGGCACAACGATAATTGGAATACAAAAAGCGGTTCGGCGGACGCGGAAATAACCGGCGACATCGAAACATTGCGCGACCGCGCGCGCGATGTCCTGCGCAATAATCCGTTTGCGGAAAAAGGCGTCGATGAAATTGTCAGCTATGCCGTATCGACCGGCATGACGCCATTGACCAAAAACGAAGATTGGAACGCGTTGTGGTCATCATGGACCGAAGTGTGCGACGCCGATGGCCGCGATGATTTTTCCGGGCTACAGGCTTTGATAGCGCGTACGATGATCGAATCCGGCGAATGTTTAGTGCGACTTCGCACAAGACGCAGCGAAGATGGATTACCGGTGCCGCTGCAATTGCAAGTGTTGGAACCGGATCATATCGATAGCCGGAAAAACGAAAAGCTAAATAATGGCGGAATTATCGTTAATGGAATCGAATTCGATGCGCTTGGTCGACGCGCCGCCTATTGGCTATTCCGTGAACATCCCGGCGCGCAATATATTCGACTGGCGGATTCGCGTATTAGCCAGCGGGTAGATGCCAATGACGTGTTGCATATTTTCAAGCGGGTGCGCCCCGGTCAATCGCGCGGCGTATCTTGGCTGGCCAATGTTCTTTTGAAATTAAAATATCTGCAAGATTATGATGACGCGGAATTATTGCGCAAAAAATTAGAAGCGTGTTTCGGCATATTTGTCCGTAATTCTGGCGAATTGGGCAATATCGCGCCCAGCATTACGGAATCGGATGGCCGCCGCATCGAGCAAGTCAATCCGGCCATGATTCATTATTTGAATCCGGGCGAGGATATAACCTTTGCTAATCCGTCGCAAAATGACGGCTATGATGCTTATACGGTCAATCAATTGCGCGCCGTCGCGGTGGGTTTGGGCGTGCCTTATGAATTATTGACGGGCGATTTGACCAAAACAAATTATAGCAGCTATCGCGGCGGGATGATGCCGTTCCGCGCCCGGTGCGAAAACATCCGTTGGCGGTTATTGATGCCGCAATTATTGATGCCGGTGGCGCGGCGCTTTAATCAATTAGCCGATATTGTATATCCCGGAAAATACAATTCGGTAAAAATTAAATGGACGGCGCCGCGATATGAATATGTCGACCCGATAAAGGACATCACGGCCGAAAGCATGGCGGTGCGCGCTGGCTTTATGTCGTTATCCGAAGCGATCAGCCGCAACGGTTATGACCCGGATCAATTATTGAATGAAGTTGCCGCCGATAACCAAAAATTGGATGAAAAGAAATTGGTATTCGACACTGATGCCCGCCGTACCAGCCAATCGGGCAACATGCAAAATATCCAGCAAGACGCGCTGGCCAATTAAACCAAAGGAAAAAAAATGGATCATTTACCGCATTTGGCGGGGCGTGTGTTTAACACCCCGTTGCTGATCGCGCGCGCGAAAATGGAATCAATTTTGGCGGTGATGACCCCGAAATTTATGGGGCAATCGATGCCGACACTGGCTATGGCGACGCCAACGCGCGACCGCCAACAAAATGCAGCGAATATCGCGATTATCCCGGTGATGGGAACATTGGTGCGGCGCGGCAGCTATTTAAATGCGGCCAGCGGATTGACCAGTTACGCCGAAATTGAAGCGATGTTTGATGCGGCGGTTGCTGATTCAACGGTCAAGGGGATCATCCTAGAAATCGATAGTCCGGGCGGCGAGGCCGGTGGGGTATTCGATCTTGCCGATAAAATATTTAATGCGCGTGCGCAAAAACCCATTTGGGCTGTGGCGAATGAAGAAGCCTATTCGGCGGCCTATGCAATTGCGGCGGCTTGCGAAAAAATTTATTTGCCGCGTACTGCCGGCGTCGGTTCGGTGGGCGTAATCGCGGTGCATGTCGATCAATCCGCATTCGATGCGGCCGAAGGAATTAAATACACCCCGATATTCGCGGGTGATTGCAAAAACGATTTATCGCCGCACCAACCATTGACCGATCCGGCGCGCCTTGCGGTGCAGGCCGAAGTGGATCGGCTTTATGGAATTTTCGCAACCGGAGTCGCGCGTGGACGGAAAATTTCCGTCGATGCGGTAAAGGCCACCGAAGCGGCACTTTATTTTGGCGAATCCGCCGTAAGCGCGGGTCTAGCCGATCAATTGGGAACTTTGAACGATGCCTTGATTGATCTATCGCAACAAATCGTTCAGCCAACAAGGGCGTTACCGCCCATCGCAAAGGAGATGTCTATGACACAAGCCAGCCCAAGAATCAGCGATGATTCAAAAGAGGCGGATGAAGCGACGGGCGAAACAAGCCCGGCGCCAACCGTAACACCAACCGAAAAACCAGCGGAACAAGAATTGGAAACCGCAAACGCCATCGCAGCGGAAAAAAGCCGTTGTCTTGCCATTATGCAAGCCGGTCAAAAACTGCGCGCGCCGCAAGAATTGGTATCCAAATTGATCGATTCAAAATTGTCATTGGCGGATGCAACTGCATCGCTGATCGATTGGAAATCAGATCAGGACGGAAAATTGGAAATCCGTAGCAGCATTGACAGCGCAAATGTCGCCCCATCGACAAATGCCAATTTGTCAATTGAACAAGTCGCCGCCGCCGATTACCAAAAAAGCGCGGCTCTGCAAGCGGAATTCAAAAGCGAAAAGTCTTATGTGGCTTACCGCAAGGCCGAAGCAAAAGGCCAAATCCGCGCGTACAAACGCACCGCTTAACAAAATTTAACATTTAAGGAGTTTAAACAATGGCACTATCAGCAGACACACAATTGCCCTTTGAAGAAGGGTTTATCAATGAATTACCAATGACCGCGACCAGCACCATTTACGAAGGTTCGGCGGTTGGTAAAGTAACAGCATCGGGGCATTGCCGCAAATTGAACGCGGGTGACGCATTTGTCGGATTTGCATTAACCCAATCGGTCAATAGCGGCGCAGCGGCAACCAAAACCGTGCGCGTACGCCACAAAGGCCGCGTACAATTGGCCATTGGATCGCTTGCCGTAACCGATCTTGGCAAA